GCGCGGCGGTGGCGCGGGCGGGCAGCGGTGACATCCCGTCGGCGCGGGCGACCGCCTACTCCTACGTCACGGTCGTCGGGAACGCCATCGCCCCGCCGTGGCTGAACGGCACCGTCAAGAAGGCCACGATGGGCGCGTCGACGTCCCTGCACCAGGTGCACACGCGTCGCGGCGCGGACGTGATCGTGGCCTTCAGCGTCGAATGCGAGGCATGGGCCCAGTGAGAGGAAGCAGTTAGATGGCCACCACCTACACAGTTCAGACGCCGCCGCACGCCGGGGCGACGCTCACGCCGGTCGCGCCCGCGGCATCCGGTGACGTGCTGCCTTGCGGAAGCGGGCTCGCGCTGCTCATCGTCCAGACGGGCACGAACGCGCCGACGATCTCGCTGCCGCTGCCTCCCTCCGACGGACAGCCGGTGACCGCTCGCACATATGCAGTCCCCTCTGGCGCCGGGAACTCGGTCCTGATCCCGCTCCCGTCATCTGTATACGGGCCCACCGTCTCGCCGACTTGGACCGGCACGCTGACGGGGATCAACACCTACGTGATCAGCAACGGGAACTGAGCCGATGAGCATCCGCATGATCCACCCAGACCTGCCGGGGCAGCCGATCGACGTCCACGACCCGCTCGCAGTGGAGATCCACGAGCGCTCCGGCTGGCGGCTGGAGAACGTCAGGGACCGGCCCGACCTGCCGGCCCGCCCGTCCGCCGCGGCGGTAGTACCGGAGGGCCACGTGCTGGCCTTCCATCCCGCCAGCGGCCAGGAGACGGTCGTCCCTGCCGAGTCCGTTCCGACGCTCCGCGGCTCGGGCTGGCTGACGAAGGCCGAGTACGAGGAAAACGAGCGCCAGGCGGCCGATAAGGCTGCCGCCAGCCAGGCCAAGGCCAGCAGGGCCGCGGCGTCGAAGGAGGAATGACCGATGGCACCGCCAACGCTGACCCCGACAGTCCGCTACTTCCCGCCCGGCGTCCGCAAGGTGTACTGGGTGCCGACGATGGCGAACTACCTCGCCCCGACACGCGCTGAGCTGAACGCGGGCACCGACCTGTCGTCCGAGGTCGCCAGCATGTCCGGCTGGTCGGTCACCTCGGCCGCCGTCGACGCGCCGGATATGGGGTCGCGGTTCACCAGCCAGGTCCCCGGCCGCCTGACCTCGTCGAGCAACGACGTCGTGCTGTACAACAGCCAGAACAGCGCCGACGCCCGGTCGCTGCTGACCCGCGACACCAACGGTTTCATCGTGCTGCTGTGGGAAGGCGACGTCAGCGGGCAGAAGATGGACGTCTTCCCGGTGCGGGTCATGGCGCAGGCGGTCGATTCCACCGTCGAGGACCCGGGCAAGACCACGTTCAGCTTTGCCGCGACGAAGCTTCCCGCCACCAACGTCGCGATCCCGTAATGCCGCGGCGCACCGGCGGCGGGACCGCCCAGCTGCGCGCGGTCATCGCCGAACTCCGCCGCCAGGACAACGCCGCCGTCACCAGGCAGATGCGGGCCCAGCTGGCGGCCACGGCCAGGCCGTTCGTGCCGCAGGTACGGGCGGCGATCCTCAACATCCCGTCCGCCGGCAACGTGCCCTACCACCAGCCGCCGGGCCTGCGGGCACGCATCGCGGCCTGCGTGACGACCTGGTCCACCGGCGGGACGGCGACGGACCCCGTGGTCCGGGTCGGCGTGGAAGTCGACGCCTCGCGCATGCCGGACGGGCAGAAGGCGCTGCCGCTGTACATGGACGGCGTCAAGCCGCGGTGGCGGCACCCGCTGTTCGGCAACGAGCTGCGCTGGTACTTCCAGGGCAACGCCCCTCACCCGTACTTCTACGACGCCGTCGCCCCGCTCGGGCCGGCCTCCCGGCTGGCCATGGAGCGGGTGGCCGACGACATCGCACGGCAGATCCGTTAGGCTCTACGCTACGTAGAACTCAACTCCAAGTACCGGAAAAATTTGGCGGTTTCCGGGAGCTGGAGATCTGGAGGCAGGCATGGGCTCAATCCTCGGCCGGGAGCAGATCCTGAAGGCCGACGACGTCACCACCGAAGAGGTAGCCGTCCCGGAGTGGGGCGGCTCCGTCCTCGTGCGCGGCCTCACCGGCCGGCAGCGGGACGAGTTCGAGGCCTCGCTGATCGAGCGGCGCGGCAAGCGCAGCATCCCCAACGTCGACAACGTCAGGGCCAAGCTCGTCGCCAAGTGCTGTGTCGACGAGGCGGGGCAGCGGCTTTTCACCGACGCCGATGCCGCCGCGCTCGGCGACCGCTCCGGTGCCGCTCTCGACCGGGTGTACGAGGTGGCCGCGCGGCTGTCCGGCATCGGGGACGAGGACCTGGAGGATCTGACCGAGGATTTCGGCAGTCCGAGTGGAG